CGTAGCTTTTTGGAAGAATAATAAGGAACGGTAGACCTCTTTTTTTGGAAGAAATAATGGTAAGAATTCTTCATCCGAATTTCTAAGGATAAATTATTGGGATTTAATCCCAAGCCCACAGGTTCGGGAATGGAAGCAAAGTTAACAACCTTGTTTCTCACTTTTGAATCTATGAACTTCTTACCTTTAATACCAAGTGTCAAAGGCCCGAATGGGTTTTTGAAGGTATAAGGTTGAAACTTATGAAAAGGTACAATACCCTTCTCATTTGCTACCTTACCTGCAAATTCAAAGATAGTTGAAGAAACTATCGTTTTTTCAGGTGATATAATACAACCTAAATTTTCCATACGTTCTTTATACAAGCGCGCAACTTCTGGATGGTTGATGATAACATCATCACCAAGAATCCGGAAGGTGTTACGGAGATCCAAGAATGTTTCAATGCTCTCGATGATACATCCGTGAGCGAATGCAAACATTGGAAAGGAGGGATATAGGCCTAAAGGCTGCCCCCTACTCCAGGAGATATTTTGTTTCTTATAAATCCAATCTCCTCTTGATATGCTTACAAATATGGCCAGTAAATCGATAAGTTTTTTTCTTTCGATATCATCTGTCTGTAGCTTTTCACTAGTACCCGTCGCAAGCGTCGGGGCTTTTGTGTATAGCAATTCGATAACATCAGTCATTAACTTGACTTGAATCGACAGTGGAAACAAATTTGTAGCATCAGATAAGTCAATCGAGTGGACTATTTTCTTTTCTTGTAAACTCTGGATACCGAAGTCGATACCACGATTTTGGTCGTGGGTACAATCCCAGGATCTGGTTTTTAGACAAGCAAATGCGAAATCACCTAAGGGTGTAAGTAACATTTGAAATAATCTAAACGGATTGGCAACTGCTCTTAGTTTGGCTCCTTTTTCCTGAATGATACCTATTTTTCCAGCGACCATTTTTTTCAAATGGCTGCGGGCAAGTTCAGAACCACTCATCGCCTTCCACGATTGATCAGAATTTACAAAGTTATCAAATTCTATCATGTCAGGGAAACCCAGAACATCACGACAAGTATCTCTATATTTTTTAAACATAATACTATAGGGAAGTTTTGTCATCACGGAAAAACATTCGTGGAAAGACTGTTCTGTTTCAGGTTGTGTCTTCACGACATTACCTCTAATACAGGGTGCGGCTTTGTTAGGTGACGATAGCCAAGATAAAGGATCTTTATCAGGTATTGGCTCGATCTTTAATAGATCGCAAGGGACTGGTATTACATAAGTTCCTTGATATGGATCACTCATGACAGAAGACAAGAATTTCTTCTCCTGAGCACTGGTGGTCTGTTTTAATATAGTCACTGATGAAATCGACAGTACTTGAAGCACTGTCGAACTTTTCATGGACCATAAGGGTCGTAAAGACCCCTTAGGTGTCATGTCTGAGTGCGTAGAAATAAGATGCACATCAGAACCATTTAAATAATGTAAGTATTGAACCTTACATGATTTAAGCCACTTTGTCGTAAATTCGACTCCGTGGTGATCTACATGATGTTTAATTGTAGATAAAATTGGTAAAAGGATCTTCTTAGGCAACAAACAACTTAAATATGCGTAAATGAAGTCAGGATTTTCAAGACTGAAATTAGTCATGTTTAACTAGTCCTAATGGAAGGTTAAATCCAGGTATAATTTTTCCAAATTATACTACGGTAATAAAGAGTTAGAGTGAGTATGATAATAGACTAAGATGTTCTATCAAAAGGGTTTACCTTTACAGACTGTCTACGAACTAAATTTTCATTATCCTTACGGATATCACTCAGTTCCACATCATTAGACAATGTATTAGTCAACGAATCCAATATAATTGAGATCCTATGATTAATTACAGAGTTCAACGGATGCAAGAGCTTGGGTGGTAGGGTCGGTTTTATTCGATCCTTTAGTTTCAATAGGCTGACTATATCGGACACCCCATCAAATATATCATCATTAGTTTTATTTCTCATTATCA